CGGAAGTGGTGAATTGGGAGACATTCAACGGTCAAAACTTCCGCAAGATGGATGGCAGGAAACATCAGACGGACTTGTCGCTTCAAGTGAAGGGATGGGCAACGCAGAGCGGCAAACTCAACCAGAGGTGGGTGGAGACGCTAATGGGTCTTCCATTGGGTTGGACTTGCCCACTATGCCCACCATCAGTAATTCGGAACTGGTCGAAATTTTTGACTGGATGGTTAAAGGTGAATCACGCGTAGATGAGTTGAGACTACTAGGAAATGGGGTTTTCCCAAGCACAGCAGAAAAAGCATTTAGAACATTATTTAAAGAATTAATAGAAAGATCAATATGAACGAACTAAACTTTGANAAACTGACAGNTAATGGCTGGAAACAATTCAAGGACTTCCTTGGTCAGTCCGACATTGCATTTTACAAGACNTTNGCAGGGCATGAAGAATGCCGCTGCAATGAAGGCAAGAAGAAGCAAGTTGAGGTNTACGTCTACGATCACCGAAAGTATAGCTCAGTTGCTGGGGTTGGCTATGAGGTTAAATGCACTGGTGAGTTGCCAGATGGTACATGGATTGACTTAAAATCATATGGATTATCTGAAGACTTCGTTGACCACAAGGCGCAGGAACTTTTGGAGGTTTGGGATTGGTCAGTAAAAAACAATTTGACGAAATCCAAAAGCTAGATATTTTAAGTTAGCTTCAGACGAAGCGCGATGTTTGATACCATCGTTAAAAACCAACCAATTTGACCTACCTCATGCCCATAAGATTCCTTGTGGGAGTATCACTTGAGGTGGGTCTTTTTTTATATTATGAAAATTAAACGACCAGCATTTCAATTTTATCCAGCCGATTGGCTAAGGGATACAGCATTAAGATCATGTTCAATTCCAGCAAGGGGACTTTGGATTGACATGGTATGCTATATGCATGAAGGATCAACTTATGGTCACCTTAAGGTGAATGAAAAGGTGATAGATTCAATCACCCTGTCAAGAATGGTGGGTATAACTAAATGTGAATGCGATGAACTGTTACTGGAATTAGAATCATGTGGTGTTTTTAAAAAAACAGAAGAAGGTGTTATCTTCTCAAAAAGAATGGTTAATGATGAGGTTTTGAGAGAAGCTAGATCTAATGGGGGAAAACTTGGTGGGAATCCAGATTTAGGAGTAAATTATAATTCATCTGGATTTATTTATTTAATGAAAAGATCTTCTGGACACATAAAAATAGGAATATCTCAACACCCAGAAAAAAGAGCTTATAAAATAAGGAAAGCAATAGGTGATGAATCTGTTTTTGTATTGTGTAAGAAATATGTTTCCAATATGGGGTTAGAAGAAGAAGTTTTACATAAAAAATATGAAAAATATAACATTGGTGGTGAATGGTTTGATTTGCCATCTTTAGATATAGAAAGTTTAGTGAATTCAATGAGTGGAAGTAGAGTTCACCTTAAGGAGAACCAAACCCCTTCATCTTCTTCTTCATCTTCATCTTCATCTTCTACTACTAATAATATAAATAGACCAGATTCAGTTCCTGAACAGGTCTGGAACGACTTTCTTAAAATCAGAAAAGCCAAGAAAGCACCACTAACACAAACAGCACTCAACGGAATTGAACGTGAAGCAGAGGAAGCAGGATGGACTCTCGATGAGGCAATCACTGAATGCGTGACCAGAGGTTGGCAAGGATTCAAAGCTGAATGGGTTTGCAAGGTGCAACAGACAAACAACAGGGGATACTAATATGAAAAATATACCAATTGCTACAACAGCAGAGAAGGCAGCACTATCACTAATAGCAATCGATCCAGACGTTCTACCGCACCTTGCGTGGAATGCTGATCTGTTTGCGTTATCGCAACACAAGTTGATCTTCACGGCACTAGAGAGAGTGTACCAGCGGACAGGATCCACCAACGCACTAGGTGCATTGAGTGATCTTGAGACAACAGGCAAGCTGAATGCCTGTGGTGGGAAGGATGGAGTGATGGAAATCCTCCAGACAATCTTCCTGTCACCCGGTGCTATGTGCCTAGAAACCGCAGCGGACTATCGCTCGCAACTCATCAAAGCAAAAGGGTATCGTGATGCCATCAAAACGTGGGAGGACGCGCATGATGACGTTTGCGCGATGAAGGCAGACCTTTCTAGCCTTGCTGAGTCCTTTGCCAATGCAATCGTACCAGAACACCAGTGCAAGGACGTTAAAGCCCATTTAAACGACTTTATGGACGATCTGGAGGACAAGACCCCACTAGAGAATTTCCCCACTGGAATTCCCAAGCTGGACAAACTGCTTGGTGGAGGTGTACGCAGAGGTGAGATGCTAGTTGTGGGAGCGCAGACCAGCGGAGGTAAATCAATCCTGCTTTACCAAGCCGCACTCCAAGCTTTGCTCAACAACAAATCAGTAACTATATTTTCCCTAGAGATGCCAGCGAAGGCTATTCTACAACGTATAGCTTCCAATCTGCTTGGGAAAACAATCCTGCCACTGCGTGAAATGGAAGGGGTAACGGAGTGGAGAGGTGTTGCATCAGCAAAAGATATCTCAAGCGCAATAACCCAACTCATGCAGATGAAGCTAACGATCCGCGATAATCTCTCCGAGGTTGGTGAAATAGCAGCAGAGGCATCGAGACTTGCATCACTTGGCAAGGCTGATCTGATCGTGGTGGACTATCTTCAAATCGTAACCATGCCATCCGCTGATAACCGAGAACAGGCAGTGAGTGAGCTATCACGCAGGTTGAAGCTAACGGGCCTCAAGACAAATTCAGCGATCATCACGGCATCACAATTGAACGACGAAGGTGCAGTACGGGAATCCAGAGCAATCGCTCACCATACCGATTTCTTGGTTCTCATCTCGCATCCAGATGAGAAGAAGAAGGAGACTTCATCGTTCAAGAAGAAAGTCGAAACCCAACCAACTTCGCGCATCCACATCGGTAAGAATCGACGTGGTCAAAGGGACGTGTTCGTTCCTGTAAAAATGCGTGGAGAAATTTCTCGCTTTGAACAAATCGATGAACATTGATCACCACTTCGATGAGGCTTGCATTCTGCTCGATACCGCAACAGCAATCTGGCAGAGCCGCATGAAATCTAGGTTTGCGGACGCTCAGGAAAAGTACAATCTGGCAATAGAAATCTACAATAAATATTTTGCACACATCGAAGAAAATTCTGTTGACGAGTTTGAATTTTAACCCTAGATGTAGTGCCGTTAGTCCAATAAATACACAATATCAAATGAAACAACTAAACGTAATCACAGTCGAGGCAGACAAGTCTCGCAATGCCAGCGGCACACGGGACTGGGGAAAGTTCCGCATCACGTCGAAGTCCTTTCTATCCAAAGAAATCATCGAGTCCCTTTGCGGATCTCACGATATGTTCGGACAATCGTTCACCTTCAACGAGACGAAGAACGAAGATGGGTATGTCTACGAAGGAAGCTACGATTGCTGGAGCGACTAGTATGACAAGCATTCAACTATTCATGGGTAGCGTTACTCTTGTCATGCTCATCTACATCTTCGCTGAGATCATGTGCCAAGTTACAAACTACATTTCAAAGAAGAAATACGGGGTCGATCTGGAAGATGATTGGAGAAACAAATGAAAAGCCTAAAGATCACAATTGAGGTAACCTGTATGGTTCCTGATTCAACTAAAATAACCACCGACACCTTTGGTGAGTTGTACATTAAAAATACCAAAGCATCTCTTTTATCATGCCCAGAAATTCATGGATGGAATCTTATATCTTCAGAAGGAGATGATGAAACAATAAGTGAATATGACCAAGGAAAGCTAGAGGATTTCATTTACAAAGGTATTCCAAAGTACACCACAACGATCATTCTTGGTGACGAAAAAAGGGTTCAAACAAAACACGCATAACATAACACTTTCTGCAAACTAATGCAGACTTGGTGCAGCACACCACAAAAACGCTGAATAATATAAACTAACTATAATAATATGGAATACGACAACACGAATCGCGGATCACTCTTCAAGAACGACCGCAAAGAACTAGACAACCACCCAGACTACAATGGATCCATCAACATCGAGGGTCGAGACTTCTGGCTCAATGGTTGGCTGAAAGAATCCAAGAAGGACGGCAAAAAGTTCTTCAGCCTGTCAGTCAAGCCAAAGGATCAGGATGCTGGAAAAGCCCCTGTAAAGGCCAAATCTGCTCCAGCACGGGCCAAAGATGCGGATGGAGATGACATTCCTTTTTGACCTATGATATTTGCTTTCCTATTTACTCTGCATAGGTCAGTCCCGCAGTTAACAGGATTTCCTCGCTTAATTGGGAATTCCCGATAGCAGGGGCAAACGGGGGCAGCGCATCCGAAAAAACGCTGACCAATTTTTAGGTATTGTAGCGGCAACTATGTGTGCTGGTTATCATTTGAGCCTGATCCGTAACTACATAAAACGGATCACCCCATTTTATAAATATATGAACAAAATTATAACAGACTACTTGGACGCAAGGCAACTGGCAGACAGGCTAACTGCACTAGAGTTGCACTCCACCAGTGAGTTGGCTAGGCTGGAGCAAGAGCGTGACGAGGCTTTATCTCAAATTGCACAGGCTGAATGCAGGGCAGAAAGATTCTGCCAAGAGCGAGACGAGGCACAGGACTACTCTAAAGACATATGGAAAATTTTACGGCATTCGCAAGACGAGGTATTGAGATTAACATTTGAAAATCGAGAACTAAGTCAAAGTATTGAGGGTTGGGAGAACAAATGGAAGTGCGCTATTGACATGGCAGCAAGAGCAGAACTTGAACGCGATGAGGCACTAAAGTGCGCTAAAGAATACTACGTGGAATTCATAAGGAATGCTTCAAGCGATAATAAAGTCAGTAAACCAAACCCTCTAAATCCATTCTATAAATATTAATATTAACAAAACACTATACACGCATGAATTTAAACGAAACACTATACAAGTATGAGGTAGAACGACTCAAGGAGTGCGACAAGGATTACCGCTCCATTGCCGCACAACTAGCAGTATTCTGCTCCGCTGCTATCTTTGCACTGCGAGCATCCAACAGGGATCTGGAGGACGCACAGGTCAAATGCGACATCGTACCCAGTCCGTACACCGAACAGGGAATCGATAATATGTTCCAGAACTTTTTAGAGTCACTGCGGGACTACCCTGAGCTAATGGCAATCGCATTAAAGTTTATCCAGAAATCACAATAGACCATGCAACTTACACTCAACCCTGACGAGGTGCAGATATGCCAACTCATAGGCAGGATGCGTTCTCTCATAGCTCGCAGCAATGGAGTCAAGGATGCCAAGATTGGCAACCAAGACGGAGCAGAGGCTGACGTGATTGGCATGATGGCAGAGTACGGGTTCGCAAAGCTGATGAATGTATTCCCTGACCTCGGACTATCACCTCGATCTGGATCTCCAGATGGTGTTATGCCAAGCGGCAACAGATACGACATAAAGGCATCAAAGCACACACACGCTCGCTTGCTGTCCACTCTCAAGGTAAATCCAGATGTAGATGTATACGTCTTGTGCGTTGTAGATTCACCAACGCTTGACTACAAAGGATGGGCATGGAAGGAAGACCTGATCAAACCATCAAACATAATTAATCTAGGACACGGAGAAGGCTATGCACTAGACCAAGACAACCTAAGAGAATGGTCTAGATAAGGTATAATCCAACACAATCATGTACAACTATACCCGCTATGAACTGGATCCCAACCCAGAGGATTACCTAATCGAACAATGAACTGGACAACTGAACAACTCAAAGAGAAAGGCTACACCCTCGCACCTGACGGACATTACTACTATGCAGACAACTATAAACCTCCATCTAGACGGCTACTTGACACCCTCGTTAAACACGCTCCTAAACGCTCATTGGACAAAGTACACAAAGCAAAAGAAACTAGCAAGGACTGCACTGCTAAGTGCAATCCGCAGTACACTCTCGGAATTACAAGATTCTCAACCAAGACTCTCGACGTTGATAACCTTGCTGGAGGCTGCAAACCTCTCATTGACCAAATTAGATACTCCAAACTCATCCCAGACGATAACCCCGAAAGCGTCGAAATCACGTTCACGCAAGTCAAAGTCCGCACCCAAGCAGAACAACGAACCGAAATCAGGATTACCCAAGCGTAAACCCAAGCAGTCACAATCACCATATGAGCTTTAAACCATCAAAGAAAATGGGCAGACCACCAGAGTACAACGCAGATATCGCTGATGAAATCTGTGAACGACTTTCAATAGGACAAACACTATCTTCCATCTGTAACCTTGAAGGTATGCCAAACTTCTCAACAGTATGGAGATGGGAAACTTCAAACGAAGACTTCCGCAATATGACTTCCCACGCAAGGAAATTAGGCACTCACGCACTTGCCGATGATTGCATTCGTATCTCCGATGATCCAATGCTAGACCCAGCAGACAAGCGTATCCGCATCGATACTAGACTGCGCTTACTAGGTAAATGGAACGCTCGTCAATACGGGGACAAAATCGAAATAGAGAATACGACTGCTAAACCATTAAACGTCACATTCACTATCGGTGATCGCACTTCAGAACCAATAGAGCTAATCGAGGGAAGAGATATCAACCCAGTGCTGAAGTTAATCGAACCGCAGATCGAAGCGACTGGAGAGGATCATGTGGGATAAGCGCACGATTTGCTAATGCATTTTAACCACAAAATCACTGATGTTGTCGATAATAATCACCATATAGTGGCAACTATTTTTAAATACCCCATATCTAGGGTTTATCCATAATGGTCAAACTATGCCCAAAATGCAGTTCTACAACTCACGTTATGGAATGTAGAGATCTTGGAAATAGATTCTCAAGACGTAGATACTGCAACAACGAAAAGTGCCTTCACAGATACTCAACCTTTGAAGTGAGCGCACAGGACTATTACAGTTTGAAACAAATCAACAACATGAAAGCGAAACTAACAGAGATCCTAGAGAACCTATGAAAGCGCATGAGATAACACCAGAGATGCGTATCATTCACCAACAAAAACAACAGATTAAAGAATTGCGTCAAATCATCCACGAATTGCAGCATGACGTAAACAAGCAGAAGTCCTTGATCAACAAGCTGAAGAATAGGGAAAATAATCAATAACTTCACATAACAGCAGTAGTACATAATGAAAACAGAAAAAATGAGATTCCACGCACTTGGACTTCCACACACAGTTACAAGCAAAGAGTTTAATGCCTGTGCCTACACGCAGAAGGTGGTCAAATTTGGCAAGATGATGACCAACAGGGGCCATGAGGTCATCCACTATGGGCATGAGGATAGTCTTCTAGGTTGCACCGAACACGTCAGCGTACTAACCAACGAAGACTTTGCAAAGAGCTATGGCAGCCATGACTGGAGGAAGACGTTCTTCAAATTCAACACCAGTGACCATGCATACCAGACGTTCTATGCCAATGCCATTCGGGAGGTAGGTTTTCGAAAGAAAAAGAATGACTTTATTCTTCCATTTTGGGGGTCTGGAGTCAGGCCGATATGTGATGCACACCAACATGATATGATCGTAGTTGAGCCGGGGATAGGGTACGCTGGTGGTCACTGGGCTAGGTGGAAGGTCTGGGAGAGCTATGCCATCTACCATGCGTTCTGCGGCATGGGTGCAGTGGGTCAGTGCCAGCAGGATAACTATAGCGTGGTGATCCCGAACTACTTTGACATCGATGACTTCACTTACAACGACAAGAAGGAGGATTACTTCCTGTACTTGGGCAGGGTCTACTCTGGTAAGGGTGTAGATATCGCAATCGATGCAACGCGCAGAGCAGGAGTGAAACTGGTTGTAGCGGGTCAATGCGAGGCAGGGTATACATTCCCACCCCATGTCGAGTATGTGGGCTATGCTGACGTGCCTAAGCGAAAAGAACTCATGTCTAAAGCCAAGGCATCCTTCCTGCCTAGCCAGTATGTGGAACCATTCGGTGGAGTCCAGATTGAGAACCTATTGAGCGGAACACCAACCATCACCAGCGACTGGGGATCATTCGCAGAGAATAACCTGCATGGTGTCACTGGGTATCGATGCCGCACGATGGGTGACTATGTGGACGCAATCAACAACATTGACAAGATCAAACCAGCGGACTGCCGCAAGTTTGGTGAGAACTTTACGCTTGAACGAGTTGCACCGAGGTACGAGAAGTATTTTCAAGACGTACTCGACGTATACAACGGGGCAGGGTGGTACGCTGATGGCAACGGAATAGATGCAATGACAATGACTTACCCATCCAATCACTAACAAACCTTGTGACAAATACTACCCACTATTTGTCACAAACAAAAACAATATGAACGATACAACAGAAGAGATAGACAAGATAACCAAGGAGCGTGACAGATGGAAGGACTGCGCTACCAAGCTAGTAGAGTCATCAGGTTGGCATGACCTGTGGCCCCAAGCAGTGGCACACTATCGCAAGCTGAAGGAGGAACTGAAATGAGCGACTACACATTTGAATCGCAGTACTGGGGTGACTGCTGCAATACATTCGACGAAGACCAGAAGCATTACGTCTACGCTCGCTACATGGGACTGCATCAGGTTGGCTACGGGTTCAGTCTGTCAGGCAAGTCAGTGATCGACATAGGTGGTGGGCCTACATCAATGCTGCTCAAATCAAAGGGACTGGGCAGAGCATTGGTAGTGGATCCTCTCCAGTACCCGCAGTGGACGTACGCTCGTTACCATGAGCATGGGGTCGAGTGCTTGGTTATGCGAGGTGAGGACGTGGCGGA